GTGTATTTGGATCAGTTTGCAATCAGCAATTTAGTGTTTTCTAATGAAGAGATTTGGAAAGATTTAAAATTGCTTTTGGAGCAAGGAGTTAAAGAAGGAAAATTACGATGTCCGATTCCTTATGATCATTTTTTAGAAACACCTCAGGCTGAACCTGAAAAGGCAAAAAAAATTGACGACTATTTTTCAAGTATTTCAAACGGGTTAGTTTTTAAATCAACTTTTCACATAACTTCTCAGCTTATAATTTCAATGCTTAGAAAGAATAACTTAACTGTTAATACATTCATCGGTAAATTAAAAAAAGAAAAAATACTATCTGAAAAAAGAGAATTTGACTTTTTTTATGACCGGAAGCAAGAATTTGATCAAATGATTGCAGAAGGTGCGAATGTTTCAAATAGTTTTAGAAATATTACCCATAATCAGAAGATTGAAAAGAAGACTAAAAAAACAATGTACGATGCAATCTACCACATTTCCACACAGGAATTTGTAGCAAGATTGAAGGACCTGATAAAAGATGGCAACATTGTTATTCGGGGTGATAGTTTTTCCTTTATGGATATTCCGAATTGGATTGATCAGACAATTTTCAGATTGATCAATATTCACAGAATGGATGTTAAGGAAACAAAGAAACTATTATCAATTATTCAGGAATATGGATTTAGTAAGATTGCTCCTCTTGATATTCGCTTTTCACTCTACGCCATTATGTCAATAGAAAGTAAAAAAGAAAATGCTGGAGATCACATTGACATTGAACGAATTGCTGCAGGTTTGCTTATATCTGATTATTTTTTAATTGACAGGCAAAGGAAGTCTGAAATCATTGAATTAGTCCTTGATAAAAAATATCAAACAAAAGTGTATTCTGGTTGCAAGTTAGATATATTAAGTTTAATCAATGAATTGAAAATGATATTAAATTGAAACTACCAAATGAAGAAATGAAATCCATGGAAAATGGAATTAAAGATTTTCGGTAAAAGGTAGAGATTGCAAATCTCTACCAAATATGTCAAGGCACACAATGAATTGGATAAAGCTGTTGACCTGGCATACAGACCACAGGCTTTTATCAATGAAGCCAAGCGGATTGAATTCATTTTCGAATTGTACGATAAATACACAGCCGGACTGTTTGCAAAGGATAAAAAGAAAAAATAATATATAACACTAAATTGGCTTCTGCCTCTTTGGTGTTATATATTCGAAACTTTCGACTCTAATTAAACCACTCGAATGCATAATTTAAAATGAAGAAGATGAGAAATGATAAAATAATTGATCCTGAGAATATTGATGATATTCTAGTTGCTCGAATTGAGAACTGGATATACCAAACAAAATGTCGTAAGTGTGGAATGATACATGATTGGTATTTTGCTTCGAGAAGTACTGTCGAATGGGATGTTTTTTCTTTTGCGATGAACGATTATATCAAAGAACCGAGACAGTTTTATTGTAGCTGTTGCGTCCGAAAAACTGTACAAGAAATTATCTCCTATAACGAACCTTAGAATTCATTATTCATATATCACAACTTCCAAAGCGGCTCCCGCCTCTTTTTTTATTTCCTTTTTTGCGGAGTGGGTATCTCTCTCACTCAATTTTGCCCCGAATTTATTGATCACATCCCGGAAAAGTCAAGGGTAATACAAGCGGCCTTCGTTTGGTGCCTGGACAGTATAGCGTGCCGAAGGCCGCCCTTGACTAGAATCCGGTCTGCTCAATGTGCAATTGGCTCAAAATTAATTGGAGAGCCAGCCTACAAAAATCCACAGGGCAGTGGTGACAAACAATGCAAACAAATTTATTTACTCCCATGCCAATGTACAATTCAACTTTGGCAGAAATTGAGATCAGTTACAAACCAAAGTACAAAGCATCAGAACTACAAAAGGTGGTTACTTCCGCTGATGCATACTGTTGTTTAAAGGATGTTTTTCCAAGCTTGGATTACAGGGAATACTTTTACATACTTTGTCTAAATCGAAATAACAAGGTATTGGGATACTGCCAGATTTCAGCGGGTGGACTCACTGGCACAATGGCTGATGTACGAATGATTATGCAAACAGCTTTGAAATCAAATAGCTGCTCAATTATTTTAAGTCACTGTCATCCGAGCGGAAACCTGGAACCCAGTGAAGCCGATAAAGATTTAACCAAGAAGATTCAGGAAGCTGGCAAGGTTCTCGACATTGCGGTTTTGGACCATCTGATTATTACTTCTGAATCATACTACTCTTTTACAGATGAAGGTAAAATGTAAGAAGATGGCTTCGGCCATTTTTTTGTTCGCTTATGAGGGATCCATAAATTTTATATTAATACCTTCTCTTCTTTTTCATTATTTTGATGATGTTCAGCCTACTACATAGAAATTCTTGTTACACTCAAATTAGTGGATAAAGTTATTGATCGCCATCCGGAAAAGTCAAGGCTTTGGGTTTCGCCTATTCTGATCTACAAAAACAACACTTCGTGCTAGTTCAGCTTTTTGCCTGGTCGTACCGATCTTGTTTCGGGACCTGTCAGCACACATACGTACTCAAAGCAAAAACCAGACATTCGGCCTTGACAAGAATCCGGTTGGCTCAATGTTGATTATCCATAATTTAATTTTAACAGGCGAGCCAGAAGCCAAAATAAGACCTCAGGGCAGAGGCAAAATGTTATGGGTAAATCAAATGTTGCAGAAAAAACAGCCACAATTGCTGAAGTAGTTGAAGTAGTAGAAGTTGCTCCAGTTTTGACCATTGTGAAAGACGAAGTCGAAGCACCGCGAAAGCTGACTCTGGATGAAAGGATTCAAAGAGTAGAAGACTTATCATTGCTGATCGACCGTTGGAAAACGTTGAATGATTCACGTCGTAAGTTGCAAACCTTCCAGATCGGAGCTGATTCTCTCAGTTCTGTGATCAGTTTGCGCGATTCAAATGGCAATGAGTTCAAAACTTCCAACTCAGCAGTGATAACCTCTGTTATCGACGAAATGAAACGAACCCTGGATGTGAAAATCAAAGATGTTGAAGAGCAAATTAACCTTTAACGAAGAGTGGGGCTTACGCCCCATTTTTTTGTTCGCTCAGGTTTGACATAGATTCTGAATTGGGAAATTAATAGTTAAAAGATTATTTATACCTTTAACTTAAGTTTTGAAATGCTGTTAAGTTTGAGCCAACACCTCGCGGGCGATGGGGACAAGAACGTTGTCTAAAAGAGTATTTCAAAATTAACCCGCATAGCTCTGCAGAAATGCAGGGCTTTTTTTATTGAATGACCTATTGCCTGAGCTTATCAAACCAGTCGAAACTGTCCTTTCTCCCCATAATCCTGCAACTTACATTTGATTCATCAATCATCATTAATCAATCAAAAATCAAATGGTTCAACCAAAAGTACAATCAATACGCCGAAACCTGGTCCTCAAAGAACTGGAAATTAGGGAAACTCCGCAAGGGAAACAAATCGTCTTCTCCATCAAGTTTGTAAAGAAGGATGGAGAGCTGGTTTTTATTCCACGTGCAGTGGCTACCGGACTAAAAATGAACATGAAAGAAAACCGGATGCGCGGAGTTCTTCCTGTGGATGAAAACGGAAACGCCTGCGGTCATGTCACTCCTGTTAGTATTGATTCATTGATCGAGTATAATGGTATAAAGGTGAAAATGTAAGATGGCAGATATTATTTTTAATGCTCAAGGTGTGCCTCTTCTTGCTTCCGGACGAAGCTATCTGGGTGCCACAACCGGGGTTCCGGCTGCTAGGCCGAACTCAGCGAATCCAAAACCTTCTAAGATCGATTTGGATCGAACAACAATCGGCAATTACGAAATTGCCAGCTGGGGATCAAACAACGATTGGCCGTCAAAAGCGGAAGAGATCATCAACAAGGTAGGAACGCTGAACACTGGCTTGCGCTTTACCCGCAATTTTACCTTGGGCCAAGGTATTTATCCCTGTATTGTTACCGGCTATGATGATAAAGGCAATGAAATTCTGAAGGCTCCCAAAGATCCGTTACTAACCTTGTTTGCCAACAGTCGTGTTATGCGACGGTATATGGAAAAAGCAATCCGTGATTACCTGAAGCTCGGGGTTGCTTTCGTGGAGTTCCTGTTCAATGCTGATGGAAGCCAGATTGTTGGGGTAAATGCCATTAATTCAAAATACTGCCGGTTGACCGTTGCAAATAAAGATGGAGTGGTTGAGAATTGCATCGTGTCCGGAAGGTTTCCTGATACTCCAGGCGAAGGCGAATACACGGTTTATGATGTTCTGGATGAATATGATCCTTATGCTGACCTGGAACGTCGCCGTTGGGCTGGTAAAACAAACGGAAAATCGCTGGTGATGTGTATCCGCGATTCCTGGAGCAATAACGAATACTATTCTGCGCCTCTTTGGTTTGCTGCCTATCTGGCCGGATGGATCGATATTGCCAGTATGGTTCCTGCATTCCTGAAAAAAGCCTATACCAATCAAATAACCTGGAAATGGCATATCCAAATCCCTTATGCATTCTGGGATCGTCAGTTCCCTGCCAATGAGTTTGCAACCATCGACCTGCGAAAGAAAGCCATTGAGGATTATATGGATGATGTGGAAACCAATCTTTGCGGGGTGGATAACGCTGATAAGCCAATCTTTACTTTCTTCGAGATTAATCCAATGAATGGCAAGGCAGAGGAGAAATGGATTATCGAACCGCTAAACAACAAGCTCAACAGCGAACAGAACCTGGTTACTTCAGCTGCAGCAAACTCTGAAATCATGTTTGCAATCATGGTTAATCCAAATGTGATGGGAGCGGGGATGCCAGGTGGTGCTTATGCCGGAAACTCAGGAGGGAGCAATATTAGGGAAGCTTACTTGATCAACGTAGCTAATGCCTGGCTTGACCGACAAACCATGCTTGATCCTATCGAAATTGTACACCGATACAATGGTGGCGATGAAAATATAGAATGGCGATTTAGAAATACCGTTCTAACGACCCTCGATTCTGGTGCCGGAACAACTAAAACCTTATCGTAATGCTATTCAAAACCATCGAAGAAATCAAACAATTCCTGGCAGTTGGTGCAGGGACCGACTTTAACAGGTTAAAACCCCATATCCAGAATGCAGAAACTGCTTACTTGAGACCAATGCTTGGTATAGGATTATTCAAGGAATTACAGGATTTCTATGATAGTCCGTCAGAAACTCCAATGATAGGACAAAATATACTATTCGGCGAGCTTTTGTCACTGGTACAACGGACACTGATTCACCTGACCTATTGGTCCGGGTTCCAGGTTCTGAACGCCACTATCTCCGATGGTGGTTTCAAACGAACCGAAACCGAAAAGGTCAAGAGCCTATTCAAGTACCAGGAAGTTGAATTGAAAGAGTATTTTAAAACAACCGGCTTCAATGGATTGGATGAAATCCTTTTTTACCTTGAGATGGAAATCAAGAAGTCTGAAGCAGAATCAGTCAATTTCAAATCATTTGTAGATTCAGATGCCTGGACAATCCTGAAATCATCATTCATTCCTGATACCAATACTTTCAACAGCAATATTTTCATTAATCACAGCCGCCTTACTTTCCTTCGGCTAAAATCTCCCATGCAGTTGGTGGAAGATTTGGACATCAAACCGATACTTGGAGAAACTATTTTTAAGGAAATAAAAACAGAATTGGCAAAGATTGATCCGGCAGCAAAAGTGACAGTAATCCTTCCCTATATTCAAAAAGCGATAGCCTATCTGGCGACGGCGCTTTTAATGGAAGAAAGCGGAGCGGATCTTACGGAGAAAGGCTTATACTTCGAAAGTACTGACGCCTATAATGACCTAACAACAAACAAACAGCCTGCAGAAAGTGATCGGATTAACTTTCTGGCAAAACGCAACAAAGGGATTGGGCAAAATTATCTGGAGCAGCTAAAAAGTTACCTTAATGCCAATGCCACAGACTGGCCAACTTACTGCGGACAAACAGGTAATTTACTGCGACGGACCAATACTGACAAAAAATCTTTCTGGGCATGTTAAAGATCGAAGTAAAATATCGTCCTATTGGTTGGCTGTCATTCACTCGAAAGGTTGACAGTAACTTACCTCAGAATTGGGCTGATGTGACTCAAAAGCAACTTATCGCCATTACGCGACTTTACAAGTCGGCAATCTCTGACATTAATTTTCTGGAAGCATTAACAGGACTAAAAAAAGGGATCCTAAATAAATTATCGGATTATGAACGCTACAAACTCATGGAAATCTTTGAGTTTGTTGGTGATCTGAAACCTTTTCATGAATTTATAATCAGGAAGATTTCTATCTATAGAAAAGGGATGATTCTGTATGCTCCGGAGGGCAAACTCAAAGGTATCACCTTCGGCCAGTTTATCTTTGCGGATACTTATTTTGCCAATTATCAGCATTCAGGCGATGAAACGGATATGAATAAATTCATCGCTTCGCTGTATTTGAGAAAAGATGAACTCTTTGATGAAAAACGTATTCAAAACCGACATCCACAGATTGGGAAAATTGATAAGAATATTCGTGAGGCTATTGTTCTGAATTACCAGTTAATGCATGAGTGGCTTGCACTGGCTTATCCTCTGATTTTTCACACGGTATCAGAATTGACAACCATTCCATCCGTTACGGATGGAAATATTGTCTTGCCAGAAATCCAAAGAGACCCTAACATCTGGATCAAAGTCTTTCAGAATTTCGTGGGTGATGATATCATTCATGATGAAGTTTGGGCTGCAAAGCCGGTCAATACAATCTTTGCTTACATGACCCGAAAATACAAGGAAAACGCAAGGTCCCATAAATAGTAAAAACCCATTGATCAATCAAAAATATGTCAGCAAAATTCTCTCAGCTCGTTTCCTATTTCGAAAACCTTGCACGTTTGCATAAGGATATCGGTCACTCGGACAGCGAAAAACATTTCTTCCGGATGGAAGTGGATGAAGTGTTGGGAGGCATTAACCGGACGGATGTGAAGCACCCTTTTCTCATTCTTGAAGGTTATGGTTATGACTTCACCGATGATAAAAGTGACAATCTGCTTAAAAACCGCCGTGGCGCTTTTATGCTGATCGATCATGTCTCAGACCAGACTGATTTTGAAGCTATTCAATCAGCCTGGGAAAATATGGAAGAAATCGGAGATGAACTCCTGGTTAGGATGAAAACCGATAAACGAAATCCACTGGTACCGGCTATTCGTGATTTTGATTTCTCAAGCGTTGAAGCATCACTCCTGGTTAATGAATCTGATGGAAACTACGGAATCCGATACACTTATGTTCTTACTTCACCACGAAGTAATGAAGTGAATCCGGATAAATGGTTAATCCCATAAATCGAACAGAATGGGATATCTTAAGAACAATTTCGGAACCAACGGAAACTTTAAAGGAAAAGCATCAAGATACGTTTCCCAATCAACCGGCAGTCAGCCTGATCCCCAAACCGTCCAGCAACAGAATGCACTGGTTCAAAAGTGGGCTCCAATGGTTCGAAGCTCTCTTCGTGGAAGCGCACGTTGGTTTTCAGATGGAAAAACTGAATCATTTGTTATCCGCGATGGTGGCAAACAAACCGAAAGGAAATTAGCTGCCAGCATCATGAGCAAAGTTGGGAAAGAATTCGGTCTGGCCAATTACATTGGATTCTCCTTTGAACGTCATGGAGTATTCGTGCATAAAGGCGTTGGACGTGGATATCAGTCAAACGGAAATGGATTTGTCACTAGAACAGCCAAATATCCTGCCCGGGTTCGCGAACGTGTAGCTGTCGAATGGTTCAATCCTGTGCTGGATCGGAACATTCCTATTCTGGCCGATGAACTGGCCAACATCAATGCTGATGCTGCGGTGAATGCCACCCGGATGAGAATCAAATAATCTGTAAACATTTTGCCCTTTTCTTTACACGTTATTAAAACATGTAAAGAAAATCCACTTTTTTCCTGTCCTTTCCCTTCCTGTTTGCCAATCGGATATTTGTGAAAAATATCTTTTATGGCAACTTCCTACAACAGGCGAATCAACCTTTACATCAACGGTCAGCAGGTCACCAATGACATTGCCAGTATCCGTGCCGAGATGAACAAGACCATCAACACCCAGGCACGAATGACTATCGGCTCCAAAGAGTATGTAGCCGAAGCATCCAAAATCAAACAGCTAAAAGCAATCATTGATCAGCACCGGGCTGATATTGGCCAGATTGAAAGCAAATGGTCCATGCGCAACATCGGAAGGATGTTTAATGATTATTTCTCGATGGTCACCGCTTTTCTGGCTTCTTCTGTGGCTCTGGTGATGGGGGTAAAACAGATCATTCAAACATATAACGACTTTGAAGAGCGTCTGGATAACCTTTCAGCTTTAACCGGTTTGGCCGGTAAAGACCTGGAATGGCTGGGTGAAACAGCTAAGAAGATGTCAACAGACACCCTGGAAGGAGGAATACGTGTCACCCAATCGGCTCAGCAAATTGTTGATGCATTTACCAAAGTAGGTTCGGCAAGACCTGAACTTCTAAAAAATAAAGAGGCCCTGGTAAATGTTACCAAGGAAGCCATCATACTGGCCAATGCGGCCAAGATCGAACTGCAACCTGCCATTTCGGGCCTTACAATGGTAATGAACCAGTATAATGTATCTGCAGACCAGGCCCGTCGGATCATTAATGTTCTGGGAGCAGGATCCAAGGAAGGTGCAGGGGAAATTCCATACCTGACCATCGGCTTTGAAAAAGCAGGAACCACCGCTTCCATGGCCGGACTCTCCATTGAAACACTTACTGCAACACTGGAAACCCTTGCACCCCGGTTTTCACAACCAGAAATTGCCGGTCGGGGACTACGTGGAATGTTACTCCATCTCCAACTTGGGGCTGATGATACCAACCCTGCCATCGTTGGTATGGGAACAGCCCTGGAAAACCTGGCTAAAAAAGTACTTACCCCACAGGAACAACTTAAAATGTTTGGCCTTGAAAACATCAATGTTGCCAATACCCTGATTCAGAATGTGAAAGAATTCAGGCAATATGAGAAGGCAGTAACCGGAACTAATGTGGCCATCGAACAGGCAATCATTAATACCGGTAACAATAACGCCAAACTTGCCCAGGCCAAAAACCGGCTTAATGTGATGAGTATTGAATTGGGTGAAAAACTGGCTCCGGCACTCCAGGTAAGTACCAGTGGATTGACTTATTTTATTAAGGCTTTAACAATCTCCATTGATTTTATATCCCGGCACAAAGTTTTGATACTATCGCTCATTTATTCCCTTACGGCATACACCATTGCAGCCAAGCTGGCAACAATGTGGGAAGCGAGGAAAAATAAAGAAACACTCTTAGGTATTGTTGCAGGGTGGCTTCAATCAGCTGCCTTTACTGCACAGTTTGCTGCAATATCCCTGTATAATGCAGGTGTTGCTCTGCTCTCAGGGAACCTGGCCGTGGCTTCGATTCAGTTCAGGGCCTTCAGCGCTGCCATGGCTGCAAACCCAATAGGGCTGTTTGTCGGATTAGTCGTTGCAGCAGGTACTGCCCTGTACTTTTATTCCGGACAGATGACAGCTGCACAAAAAACGCAGTTAATGATGAATGAACTGAATCTGGAAGCTAAAAAAAGGATCGTTGAAGAAAAACTAGCCATCGAAGATTTACTGGCCACTGCCCGAAACAAGAAACTTTCAGATGCAGAGCGCCTTCAAGCCATTGCAGAAATGCATAAACTTTCGCCTGCTACCCTTGGTAATATACAGTTGGAAAATGTCTACACCAAAGAGGCTACCGATTCCATTAATGTTTATATCAAGGCATTGGAAAGAAAAGCATTTGTTCAGGCAGCATCAGAGAAACTGATCGATATCGAAAAAGAACTTCTTGATCTCTCATCTGGCAAAGGTGCCGATATAACCTTCTGGCAAGCTTTGGGCAACAGCCTGCTTTCCTTTGGAAATGCTGCTGTTGCCCAGGGACGAAATGCCAATACAGCCTTTTCAAATATGACTGAGCAGCAGAAAGCCTTGTTACTGCAGAAGGAGAAACTGCTTTCGGTAACCAGGAAACAAAAGGAAGAAGATTCCAAATCCAGAGTGGACGGAGGCGCTGGTACTGGTGTTATTCTTGACCTTGTCCGGGCAAAAGAGCTGGAGCTGGAAACGGCCAACAAAATGCCGAGATCGACTGAAGCTGAGATAACCGCCCGTAATAAATCGATTGAATCTATCCAGAAGGAAATTGATCGGCTCAATGAACTTGGAACAAAAAAAGAAGGAAAAGCGGATGACAAACAGGATTCAGAAGCTGAAAAGAAGGAAAAAGAAAGGCTGAAAACGCTCATTGATAATGCCACAGCGCAGCATGAGGCAAAAATGGCACTAATCAAGAAAAGCCATTTAGAAACAAAAGGATCAGAAGATCAGTTCAAAGCCGACATGCTGATTGAAGAGATCAATTTTCAGCAGGCTAAAATGGCTATCTATGAGAAGGGAAGCAAAGAATATGAAGCGGCTTATTCCCAGTCTTTGCAATTGCAGGTTGATGCGCAAAAAACAGTCAAAGACCTGTTGGAAAAGGCAGATAAAGAACTGGCCGATGCCAAGGTGGAAAACCTTGCAGAGGGCATCAAAAAGCAGAAGGCCATTGAGGAAAACCGGTGGGCAGATGAACTTGCCGGACTAAAAAAACAACTGCTGGATAAAACGGATCTGAAAGAGCAGGAAGTAGCCCTTAATGATACCATTAATAAAACCATCCAGGAAAAGACATCCGCTCACCTGAAAATAATGTCTGACCTGGAAAAGGCAGAAAATGAGCAACGGATCATGGATGCAGCACTTATTCGTCAGGCGAAAGCCACCACGGACGAGGAAGAGTTTGCAGCAAAGCGTGATATGGCCCAGGCAGAATATCAGCAGGATTTGATTGATGCCAATGATAATGCCGCTAAAATTGCTGTGGCTGAGCGCAGTCTATCGGATAAACTTGTTCAAATCAAACTGGATGAACTGGCCAAGAAACAGGAAATCGGTGATGCTGTTTTCTCAGCCGCAAATTCATTGTTTGGTGGTCTGGCTGAGCTGGCTGGAAAAGAAACAGCCATGGGCAAAGCAATGTTCCTTTTTCAGCAAGCAGCTGCAATAGGCCAGGTCATCTTTAATACCGCCATTGCCAATGCTAAGGCAGTAGCCACATTTCCACTAACACTAGGGATGCCCTGGGTGGCCATTAATACCGCTTCTGCCATTGGCAGCATTGCTTCCATTGTTGCCCAGTCTATCGCTAATTTCTCACAACCTAAAGGTTATGCCAGTGGTGGATATACAGGCGCAGGAGGAAAGAATGAACCTGCCGGAATAGTCCACAAAGGAGAATATGTCATCCCTGCCGATATGCTTCGCAATCCGCAGATCGCCATGATGGTGGCCGGATTGGAGAACATGAGGCAAACCAGATACACCATTACTCCGGGAGCATACCAAACAAGTAAATCCAAAGGTTTTTCTTCGGGTGGTTATACCACTGATGCAAATTCTATTTCCCATTCAGCACTAAACAGCTTGCTTGGAAAACTGTCCGGCATTAATCCAACTGGCCAAAACCAAAATGAGATTTTATCAGCCTTAGCTTTGGCTGTGTCTGATTTGAAAAATTGGAATCCATCTATTTCTATCGAAGCTTATGAGCGCAAACGTGAACAATACCAGAAAACTACAAACAGCGGATTAAAAAGATAGGTGGTAATAGAGCCTGTCGAACTTGTCCTTTCCTGCCTTTTCTTATCATCATACATTTGATTTAGATATTAATGGATTTATTGATTTCTCATTTCTGTTTTTACGCTTAAAACACCTTTTCAATGTTAGTTACGCATGAAATAACTGGGGGGTTGGTTCATCTTTCAGGCAATCCAATTCAAATAACCGTTACTGCAAGTGGAGTAAAGCCAAATCACAAACTCGCGGTTAAAGTCACTTGTGATGCTTTGATGGGATCTCCCTTTGTGGAAGAAATTGCTCCAAAGAACTTAATATCCGTTTTCGATATTTCCGGATTCATCGATCAGCCGGTGAACTACGATTTCGATTTTCCGGCTGTCGGCGTAGTTACTGCTCATCCGAAATTAGCTTTTTCGGTTATCATCGATATCGGTGAGGTATGGACAGATTCTTCCGGCAACCGTCAGGTGTCATGGAATAACCTGTCAACAAACAATTCACTTACAGTCATCAAAGGCAAACTACGGCCTTATGAACTGGGTATTCTGAATGATTCCGACAAAAGCTTTGCAAGTGAATACATTGAAGGAGGTAAATTCCTGACCCACCTTCCAAATAACCAGGTTGTTTCACCAACCCAGATCGTAAAGCTCTGGTACCTCTCCCGATGGACCAACGTCCATAATGCGAACTGGATACTTTCAGTTAAAACAGACCTGAAAATTGCTCGTCTTTACAAGCCTTCAGGAACCTGTGTACTGGATCCTATAAGTGGATTACTTGAGTTCTCGTTTAATCCTGCTTTTGTTGGTTTTGATCTTAAGCCCGGAGAGACAATACTCAGCTATACCTTTTGGCTTTATGACTCGGAAAACGAAATTTCAGAGCGGCGTACCTATATCGTTGATAATGCTTACTATGAAAAGGCTTTTACATTCATTTACGTTAATCCTCTCTCTGGTATTGATTGTATATGGCTTACCGGTCCATCCACTGAAGGACTTAAAACAGAATCCGAAATTGCATACCGTGCAGTTCCTGTTCTGGCCGGTTCCAAGGTAGCCAGTCAAAAAACGATTTCATCCAGCTCACAGCGGACCTGGGAACTGAACACCGGCCCAAAATCACAAACTGAAATACTCGCTTTGCGTGATTTTCTATCAACCAAACAGTGTTGGATGGTAGATCCTCAGAATCCAGAAAAGCTTATTCCGGTAAATATTGAACCTGGTGATAACAAACTTTTTGATAGCGGGGAAGATATTCAGAACCTGGACATTAAAATACTGGAGGCTCACCGATGAAAGGCAGAGTGCAACTAAAAGATATTTGGAAAGATCCCAATATAAAGGAGTTGATCGATTCGCTTTGGCGAGAGTATCCTGGTCTTTACAACGAAAAGTATGATCGTGATCCTGAGAAATGGCTCCTTAATATTTTAGGTCAGGATGTAGAATATGGTCAGGCGTTGGGTCAGGATCATTCCATTAATGGGAATGAGTCAACAGCCATTGGTATTGGTGCTATTACCCGGGCCTTTCGGGAAATCATCCTTGGTAGTTATGCTACCGAAGATCCCCTGGCAAACCCTGATCAGTGGAAGGCAATCGATAGGCTTATAACAGTTGGAAAAGGAATCAATGATTCCAATCGTGAAGATGCCCTTATTCTTTTTAAGTCAGGATTGCTTGAACTCTTTAATGGCATCCAGATTAAAAAGTACGATCACAGAACAGCGCAGGGTGAGCTTGTAGAACCCGAGGATGGAACACTACAGTTTACACCAGAAAAAGGCCTTGAACTTAGGGAAAACAATAAATGGAATAAGGTTGGGGATAAACACTATCACCATGAACAGGTAAACCCATCCAGAGTATGGGAGATCACTCATAATCTGGCTAAATACCCAACAGTAACAATTACTGATGTTTCCGGGAATGAGTATGAAGGGGATGTAAAACAAATAGATGAAAATATGATGGTATTAACCTTTTCGGCAGCCCTGTCGGGTTATGCCGATTTAAACTAAAATTAAATGGCAAAAAAGACGTTTTTAATTGATTTAGACCTGGCTCTAAATCAGCTTCTTCAGGCAAGGCTTGAGAATTTAGCAACAGCTCCAACCCCCTCTCCGGGTAGAGTTTACTGGAATACTACCGACAAGTTGGTCTATTACTATGATGGAACCAGTTGGCAAGCACTTGTTATAAGTTCCGATTCGAGAATGACCAATGCCCGTACTCCAACTTCGCACGTTATCGCAACCAATCTGGCTTTGGGAGCGGAACACACCATCTCTGGAGCAGCAGCCGGTCAGGTCCTTCGGGCATCAGGGGCAAACGCGGCAAACTTTCAACAGTTGGCTCATACTGATCTTTCCGGCGTTGGCACAAATACCCATGCCCAGATTGATACCCACATTGCTGATGCAACCAAACACAGGTTAATTAATGATGCCGCTATTCTTGGAGCAACTACTGAATTATTCTCCGCGGATAAGGTTTTACAATTGATTAATGCCATCAATACAACTATTTCTGGAAGTTTAATCTACAAAGGAGGTTATGATGCAGCAGCCAACAGTCCGCTTTTGGATGCAACTCCCATTGGAGGTATTAAAACAGGTTGGACTTATGTAGTTACCGCTGCCGGAACATTCTTTGCTGAAGATATTCAGATTGGTGATATGGTTATTGCCAAACAGGATAATCCAACTTTGGCAGCACACTGGACAACAGTCAATAAAAACATACCAGACATTATCGCTGCTTCAGAAACAGCCCAGGGTATCATTGAAATTGCCACTACTGCGGAAGTTGCTGCAGGAACGGATGATTTAAGAGCTGTTACCCCGCTGAAACTGAAACAGGCATTAGGTACAACCGGAACTCTGTCCCTGGTTCGTAAGTTCACCCAGACAATTGGTGATGGTGCAGCTTTGACTTATCCTGTTACTCATGGACTAAATACAATGGCCACCATGGCCGTCATATCCAGAACTGCAGCTCCATTTGATGCTGTGGAATGTGAGATTATTGATACCAGTGTTAACGTAACGACTTTCAACTTCAATGTAGCTCCAACGGCGGGTCAATACACGGTAGTAATCATGGGCTAAAATAAAGATTATGGCTTCAAGAAAACAGCTTGCTCAACTTGACATCTTAGCGGTAACAAACCTTAATGATCCGGGGTCCGGATTCGTTGGTTTCTCCGCTAAGATGGATGGTTTGTATCAGAAAATAGGTGCTACAGCAGATACAAGACTATTAACAGCGGTTGATATCGGTGTTAATGTGGCTGCCTATAACCATTCGCATCCTTATCTCTTGTTATCAGGAGGGGTAATGAGTAACGCTAATGTGGTAACCAATCTTAATGCTGATCTTCTGGACGGACAGCACGGTAGTTATTATGCTTCGGCTGCTCATAACCATTCAGGAGTTTATCAGCCTCTGGATGCTGATCTCACGGCTATTGCCGCGCTGGCCGGTACATCCGGATTGTTGAAGAAAACAGCAACCGATACATGGGCATTAGATACCACAACATATGTGTCTGGCACTCCATGGACAGGCATGGGTTATGTAGCCGGTACACCATGGACAGGAATGGGATATGTAACCGGAACACCATGGACAGGGATGGGATTCTTAACCGCGAATCAGGCTCATACTTTGGATTCTCATTCGAATGTAACAATTACTTCAAATGCGGCTGGAGAGATCCTGAAATGGAACGGATCAACATGGATAAACAACACTCTTGCTGAAGCCGGGATCCAACCAGCAGGAAGTTATGTAACGGGTACTCCGTGGACCGGGATGGGATATGTGACCGGTACGCCGTGGACCGGAATGGGATACTTAACCGCGAATCAGGCTCATACTTTGGATTCTCATTCGAACGTAACGATTACTTCAAATGCGGCTGGAGAGATTCTGAAATGGAACGGATCAGCATGGATTAACAACACTCTTGCTGAAGCTGGAATTCAGCCTGCGGGAAGTTATGTAACGGGTACTCCGTGGACGGGAATGGGATATGTGACCGGTACTCCGTGGACGGGAATGGGATATATAACAGGAGGGCCGTATCAGCCACTTGCTACAAATCTGACTTCATTAACGAATCTGACCTATGCTTCAACTTCGTTTGTGAAAATGACAGCAGCTGGTACATTCACTCTGGATACAACAGCTTATGTGACTGGTACGCCGTGGACAGGCATGGGATATGTGACCGGTACTCCATGGACAGGCATGGGATATGTAACGGGAGGCCCGTATCAGCCACTTGCTACAAATCTGACTTCATTAACGAATCTGGCCTATGCTTCATCTTCGTTTGTAAAAATGACAGCAGCCGGTACGTTCACGCTCGATACTGCAACTTATGTAACCGGTACACCGTGGACTGGTATGGGTTATGTGACGGGTACTCCGTGGACAGCAATGGGATATGTGACCGGGACACCATGGACTGGTATGGGTTATGTAACCGGTACACCATGGACAGGGTATGGATATACAACAACACCGTTTCCATCAGGCAATGGTATTCCAATAGTTGCAAATGGTAATTCATGGGGAACAACAATTCCAACAACAACATTCGCCTTGCGTACCGGAGAGGGATCTATCGAATTTTCATCAGCGGGATTTCGAATTCCAACTAGTATAGGCGGCACAGACTGGATTCTAAAAAACAATGGAGCTGGAGGATTTCAGATTATTACATGGAATGGTTCATCAGCTAGTACTTATCTAACCTTAGATGCAAGTGGAGTTACTGCCACCAACTTCGTCCTTTCTTCAGACATCAGACTTAAACAGAATATAAATGCGATCAACTCAGAGAATATAAGCAAGATCAATTTTGTAGAGTTTAGCATGAAGGCTGATTTATCGGATAGGAAACGATATGGAGTTATTGCACAAGAGGTAGAGAAAGTCGCACCAGAGTTAGTTTATACTAACGACAACGGCGTGAAGTCTGTAGCTTACATTGACTTATTAATAGCCAAAATTTCAGATTTAGAAAAACGACTTAAAAAATGCGAAAATGCGAAATAAGATACTTGTAATTTTATTATTACTATGTTCGGTTTGTTTGGGCCAATCAGTTCCAGACAATACGACATTCAATCTACGGGATGTGACCAATATTCTTGGTGGTGGATCATTACAGGGGGCCGTAAATTCGGCGGCTTCTTTTCCGGATAGTTTTTGGGATTCTCGTTATGGCAGCAACTACATGTCGCCTAAAACACTTTATGGATTCAGAAACTACACTATAACAGCCTTACCTTGTGGGCAAAACGTTTTATATCTGGGAGGGTTGCCAACTAACCCGCGTTCATATCCAATAAGTTTCGGGCCAACAGCGGGATTAGTTGTGTGTGAGTATGCTGGTTGGAAGTTTAATTCCGGAGATCCAATACCCGTGGGAGGTCTTACATGGACAATAAAACAATCAGGAGTAACACGCGATGCCACGGCTGATTTCGTTTCAGATGGATCTAAGTGGTATTACAATGTAAATCATCATGATCCGTCTGAGCCATTACTACCACCTCTTAGATTTATATATAATCCGGCAAATGGCACAGCAGGAACACTTTCTATCGCTTTCCAAACATACATGCTTAGTGAGTCATGGTATTGGCAAATGCACTGTCCTACATCATGTTCTTTAGGTACAGCATATTCCACACCACATTTTTCTTGTTACTCTTTCTACTTTCCAAATTTAGTTGCTGGTGCTAACTATTCACTTTACACTGAAAGACTAACAGGCAATGGCGGAAGTGTTGATATTAATGCCTGGGATGCTGCCGGAACAATGGCTTCACCAACTTCACCTATATTAACCGGAACACCATCAGTCTATCCTTCAACGGTGATCTTTAATTCAAATGCAGCAACAGCGCTTGTTTTTGATTTGCACCCAACAAGTACAGCGAAACTCGATGATTACAGGATCACTTTAACAAGAGTTCTGACATACCCGACTATGGCATCAACGGTAGGTGCTTATTCAATAACACCAACAACAGCCTGGTCGGGAGGTACAATATACGACGATGGAGGTTCACCAATTCTTAGTAAAGGTGTTTGCTATGGTACTTCTGCCAATCCTCTTTATTCAGGGCCGCATACGGATAATGGCACGGGTAGAGGTCCTTTTGACAGTTACTTAACCTCATTGAATTCTAACACTACTTATCATTACCGTTCATATGCGCATAACTCGGTAGGCGAAGGTTACGGGCCTGATTATACATTTACAACATCACTAGCGGTTGTTGCACCTACGGTATCAACAACCGCAGTAACAAGTATAGGAACAACAACGGCTACTCTTGGAGGTAATGCAACTAATGCCGGAAATGGAACAATTGACAGCCGAGGTATATTTTATTCAAATACCACATCCAGTCCAAATGAAACGAACTCATCTTTTACAGTAGATGGTTCAGGGGTAGGTTCTTTTGCAAGTCCGATCACAGGTTTAACACCAGGACAATATTATTATTACAGGGCATACGCCCATAATGGTCTATATGGTTATGGTAGCGTATATGGTTTTTGGACAAACTGTAATCCGGTTGTGTTAAGTGCTGGTTTAGTTTCGCCTACAGCTATTACTTCGTCAGGATTTACTGCTGGTGGAAATGTTACAAGTTTAGGAGGGTGTGATGGAGCAACCGAAGGAATTGTTGCTGCCGTTTCACCCACAACACCCACAACAGCCAATTTTAATGGGATTTCAGGTTCAGGTTTGACAGGGCCGTTTACAGCATCAATAACAGGGCTATCACCTGGAGTTTTGTATAATTACAGGAGCTATGCCACAAACAGTTCAGGCACAACTTACGGAACACAGGGTACTGTAACCACACTGGCAAATCTGCCAACTGTTACGACAACGACTGCGACAAATAGTTATGCGTATTATACTCTTGGAGGAAATGTCACATCGGATGGAGGAGCAACCACATCGAAAGGCGTTTATTACGGCACATCGACAAGTCCTTCTTCCGGCCTTACCGGATGGTCTGGTGTTGGGTCGTATTCAGGAAATACACCGACGTTATCAGCCAATACACGCTATTATTATCGTGCTTTTGCTTCAAATAGTGCTGGGACCAGTTATGGAACTGAACTAAATTTCTTAACACCTAGTCCTCCGACAGTAGCATCGACAACAGCCGCGACATCAATAACCCAAACAACAGCATCAAGCGGAGGAAACGTTACTTCAGACGGAGGACAAACCCTTATCGCAAGGGGCGTTTGTTACGGCACATCATCAAACCCAACGACAGCTAATTCAACCGTTACAACAACAAATACGACGGGAATATTCACCAGCAGCTTATCGGGATTGGCAGCGGGAACGACTTACTATGTAAGAGCCTACGCATCAAACTATTTCGGTACGACATACGCGACTCAAATCAGTTTTACGACACAATCAGCGGTTAGTTTGCCAACAGTAACAACGGCAACAGCCTCCGCTTCTTACACCTATTTCACTCTTGGAGGAAACGTTACATCAGACGGTGGAGCAACAACATCGCGTGGCGTTTATTATGGCACATCAACAAGTCCAACATCAGGGGTTGCAATGGGTACGGGAACCGGTGTATTTTCAGGCACAACGCCGTCACTTGTAGCTGCCACTAAATATTATTACCGTGCGTATGCTTCGAATTCAGCGGGAACAAACTACGGAACAGAACTGAATCTGACAACAATGAACATGCCGACAGCTTTTTCCACAACGGCTGCTACGTCAATTACCGGCACAACAGTCACAACAGGAGGTAATGTTTCATCGGATGGCGGTGGAGGTATTACAGCCAGAGGCGTTGCTTACGCATTATCAACGGTAACAACCACTCCAACGACGGCCAATTCTGTTTCTACCGTTGCTAATACAACAGGTGTTTTGCCAAGTTATTTGACAGGATTAACCGCCGGTCAGACTTACTATGTTCGAGCTTATGCCACGAACTATTGGGGAACGTCTTATGCTCCAGCAATCAATTTCACCACAGCCGGCGGCAATATCACAGTTACCTGGAGCTGTGCAATTGTAGCCGGTTCTGGAGGTATGTTCCAAATTCAAGTAAATGGAGGACCGCCAACAGTTAGTCAAGGGGCTTCCGGGTCTGGATCTTTTGTCGTTGCTTCAGGAGCCACCGTTCTTGCATTTACAAATGCTGGTTCTCGTGGAGGTTGTAATGTAACAATGACAGGGAAATCATCAGTAAGTTGTAGCACACAGGGTTGTACTTCTCAACTCACAAGTAATCCAACAACGAACATAACATGTACAGGAGCTAATTAATTCAATCAAACAGATTCGGAAAATCTTGTCCTTTCCGGATCTGTTTTCTAAGATCAAATTTGGGATAGTTTAGTAATCCAAATAAAAAAACAAAGATGAAAGTAATGATTACACGCACACGGGTTATGCAGATTGTGGCCGGAGCAGCCGCGTTAAAGACCCTTACCGGCATTAAGCTGGCTTATGCAGTAAGTAAGAATATTACCGCCCTTAGACGCGAACAGGACACGATTAAGGATGCCATGCCAAAAGTTAAGGAGCTTGAAAATTATAATGAAGAATACGGCCTTCTTTTGGATCAGGAAGCCAGGAAGGATGAAAACGGGAATTTCATTCCGACCGGTAGTGGTAATGTGGCCATAGCCAATTACACCAACTATACTGAAAAACTCAAAACGTTGGAGAAGAAATACGCCAAGCCCTTAAAGGAGCAAACCAAAGCCAATGAGGATTTTGATAAGTTCCTTAAAGAACCGTTTGAATTTGAATTCTTTCAGTTTGAAGAAACTTATCTTCCTGAAACGGTCACGGTTGAACAAATGGATCTACTAGCCGAAATGATCAAAGGAACCAATGAGTAAATAAAAAGACCGGCACTCTTTATGGGTGCCGGTTCTGTTAAAATCAAATTTCAACTATTTACACTTAAAATAATGCTTTCCCTTACCCTTAAAGGCAATATCATACCCCTAACCGTGGACTTTTCCATGCAACTGACATGGAAAAGTCCGGTGTGTGCTTTTGATAAGATACCAGGAAGCTTTGGTCTTGGTATTACCTTTCCTATTAATGAATACACCCGTGCTTTATTTGGCTTTGCGGAGCGCTTTGCCAAATACCGAAGCAACAGTAATCAGAAATTTCCAGGCTTTGAAATCCGTTTTGGTGGAGTACTGCTCATGGCCGGTACGCTAACTATCACCAACGCTTCAGCTACCAGCTACGAAGCCTCACTGATTGATCAGGTCGGGGTACTGGGTGAACTGGAGCAGGAACGTGATCTGCTGGATATCCCGGCATTCTCCCAGGAAATCAATTGGGTGGGCAGTCCATATTACAATCCGGATCAGCATTGTTATTGTGCTTTCCCAATTGTCAATCATGGTTTTTTTACCGATAAAGGATTAATCATCAAGCGCACTGTTTGGGATAATATACCCGGTAAGGGATTACAGGCAACGGGTGAAACTTATGACACGCAGGTGATGAGTTACCTGTTTAATAAGACAACTGGTTGTAAGATCAATCAGCTGTTTCTGGGAACTTACATCGAGATGGAAGAATCCCAGATAGACTTACAGGTTTTGACAGAGAAACACAACACTTATGACTCGGGTAAAGTAACTGTTGTTACTCCTTTCCTTTTCCTGAACTATGTGATTAAGGAGGCTCTGAAAGATACCAACTTTCACATCGGAACAAATTTTCTGAATGAAGATGCCCAACTTCGGAACCTTTGTATATACAACAATTACGATATCACCATGACCCAGTACCTGCAAACCGGAGAATTGTTGTATCAGGATCAGGTTGTCGGAATCAGTGAATCAGGAAATATAATACTGGTCAATATGCCTCATTCAGTAGGGGTGAAACTGTACAGCTATTATCGTTCTTATGAATATGTCCTGACACCTAAGAACCACCTTCCAAAGATGAAGGTTGGCGATTTGATCTTGTCCACCCAAAACCTGACCAATGTTTGTTTTCACTTCTTGCCTGATAATACCGTTAATATCCTTTCCAGGGAAAAGCTATTAACCGGTAATGCAATTGATCTGGATGAGTATTTCTTAGGTGTATGGGAAATCGGAGAGCAAAAAAGTGTAGCCTTAAAGTTTACCAGGGAACATGACTCCAATGATCTGGTATTTTCTGAACGTTTTAATGATCTGAGTGACCGAAGAGCTGATATCAAGCAGCCGGTTGCCGATTGGCCGGGAATATGGGCAATAGCCAGTCCTGTCGAAGGTGAAATCCGGCTCATGAGTTCAAACAATACTTTCTATCAGTATAAATGGATTACCCAGGAGAAAGTTAATGGATCGACCATGGCCTCAGATACCACCGATGTGTTAGGCTGGGAGGAAATCTCGATCGGCCTTCAAAACGGCTGGCATGAGTTTGGCAGAGAAGAAATAGAAGAGATCAAATCATCATGGTCAAGTTGCTATGGTAACGATCAGCTTACACTGGTTAACCAGCAGGGAAACATGAACACCTGGAAGGCAAAAACGCAGGCCTTTTCACCACGTCTGATGATTAATAAGGCTAACAATTCCGGTGGAGTCCAAAATGCAAATTTCTCCTTCGAATATGAAAAAGCAGATACCGGGATTCTCCCTCTTTACTGGAAAAACTGGAACCAATTCTGGTCGAACCGCCTTGCAGTAAGTGGAGAATTTGACATGCCGGTTAATGTGCTTCGGTATGTGATCTACAACATTTGTAGCAAGTACCGGACCCGTGAGGGTGAATTCATGATTGAAGAAATGAGCTGCGAACTATTCATTGACCGCATTGGAACTACACAGGTAAAAGGGTTTAAGGTATAGTAAACCTGTCCTTTGGAGGAGTGGCCTATTCCCCTAAGTTTGAAATCAAAAACACTATGAAAGAAACTCCCCAGGCAGGTGCCTTTGGCACAATCGCAACCTTTCTGTTTGGCTCAATGCTTCACCTGGATAAAGCCATGCAGGATGAAATAACCTTTTGGCTGCAAACTGCCGCCTTTCTGATTTCATTAATCGTTGGTATACTGACCATTTTTATTTCAATCCGCAAAATCAGGCAAAAAGATGCAAAGAATTAAACTTTCGACCAACCTCTATTTGGATGAATATATTCCCAAAGAGCTGTATTTGAAATTTGAGTCAACCCCTTATATCCTGATTGGACTATTGGACAAACGGCTGATTACAGCTGATCAGAAGCTCCGGGATCAATTTGGCCCAGTCACGATCAATAACTGGTGGGATGGGGGAAGCCGGAACTGGTCAGGAATCAGAACTCCGGAAACAACTTTGTTCAGCCTCACTTCTCAACATGCGCATGGAAGGGCATCCGACAAACTATTCACGGTGTCAGCAGCCGAAGTCAGGCAATATATCCGGGAGCATTGGCGCGAACTAGGTATCACTTGCATCGAGGACAATGTAAGCTGGGCGCATTCGGATGTAAGAAACTGGATTGGTAATGAATTATTAATCGTGCAGCCATGAAAATATTCTTTCTAAATATCTGGAAATATATCACCTTCCTTTTTGCAGGAATCATTGCAGGAATGGTTGCAGCCATTAAGTTGATCGAAAAGCCATCGGTTGTAAATGTTGCAGCTGACACATTTGTGGCAGAGCAAACCCAGCAAATCGGAAAACTAAAACAAAGAGGTGATGGAAATTTGCAGGATATTTCCCTGCCTACTCAGATCCCAACCCGAAAAGAAAAGCGACTTGCACGTAGAGCTGCAAGACGTGAGCTGCGTCAAGAAAGGAGAAATCAGCAGGAGGAAGATAATCTTAAAAGTCCATAATGTAATTTGTTCCTTATCATTTGATTGATTGAATTATTGATTGATTTTGAACCCGAAACCTACCAGTAGCTTTCGGGTTTTTTCATTTCTTTCCTTTTGGTTTTCAGGTTTAACAGATGACATAGAGAGCTTTTCTTCTATCAATTTGATCCCAAAGTTATTTGCGCATTCCGGAAAAGTCAAGGGAGCTTTTCTCCTTCCTGAAGGGAAATGAAAAGCTTGCTCTGCACTCGGTCACTTTCTCGCTTCACTTCAAAACTGACATTCGCCCATTGACAAGAATCCGGTCTGCTCAATCTGGTAGGGTTCAAATTAACAGGCGAGCCAGAAGCCAATAAAAATCTGTAGGGCAACAGTGAAACAAAATGAGTGATTTTTCAGATTGGGAAGTAATTGACACTTACAGCACCAAACAGGCTGTTGAAGATGGATTCTTAGTCCGTGTAGATCAAAAGATTTCAAAAGAAGCAGGTATCAAGTATCCGGTTTACCTGACACGTGCGGTTTGGGATAAATACGTGGAACTGCCTGAAGGTTTTGAAGGAGTTCAGGATCTGGACGGGAGGCTTTGGGATGTACTTTTCATGTTCATGTTTGCCGCCAGGGCATGTCCACAGTCAACATTAATGTATAAGCTGAATGTGGTGCTTGCTGACAAAGGAGATTGGGAACAAAACGAGAAACTGGATCCTGACCTGGATGGTAACCGGAATATGCGCTTGGTGACTCTCAAATCGGTCATCCAGGCACAGGACTTTGACGATCCGTCACCAGCCATTTTTATCATGAAACCAAATGAGGATTAATTATGGAGACAGTCGAATTAACATTATTAGAATACCAAAGGCTGATGGATGCCCTACTGTGGGTCATGGGTCCATACCTGGAATCTGATGATCCACTGAGCGAGCATCCACACCTTTTCGAGCTTGGCGAATGTTACAACGAGTTGTACCACAAAATGCCCAAAGATCTGGAACACAATTATCCTGAACTTATCTTTTACTAATCAAACCGGGTGAGCTTGATACCCAAATAAGACCCAAAGGCATGGGCATTTTTACTATGGATATTACTCTTAATGAAAGTTGGCTGAGCGGAAAATATAGCTGTGGAGTTATCGATACTTCCCTTGGAACAGTTGAAGTATTTGACGATGAAGAAGGATTCTTTGCTCGTGATGAACATGCCTGGGAAATAATTCTGGAAATCCATCAATTGTGGATTAGTGGGGATATGACTACCGAACAGGCTTTCAAACAATGGATTTCATCAAACATTTAATAAAAAAATCATGGATTATTTAGTCTTAGGCTCAAACGGCTTTGCCCAAATGGGTGATTCAGCATTTTACAAAAAACTGAAAGTTGAAATGCGGGTTCTTTTAGATTATTTTCACTCCAGTTTTCCCATTCCTCAGAAATTTAAAACGATTGTCTACTACTCAGTAAAAACATTTCATCACGATTTTGGTGATTATCAGGAAATTGTTCTGTGGTATGACCGTGAATATGTTGATTCTTTGGAAGATTCAGAAATCGAATCAGAAACACAAGTCTTCGAGGTGTTTTGGAGTTGGTTTCGGGTAATTGAATCAGCTAATCTTGAATCTGATCAGTTAACAGGTCAAATCAAGGAGGCTTATTTCAAATCAGTTGATGTTTCAAAAGGTGAGCATTTATCGGTATCAATTGCATCGTAAAAAAAGGGGGAATGTAAAATTCCCTTTTTTTAGTCGCTGCACTTCTAACTGATATTGTCCTTTCCCTGTTAAGCTCCTTTACTCAATTTTGAATCACATTCATTTTTTAACTCATAAAAAACAGCACAATGAAAACACTTTTTTCAGTAATGATTCTGATGATTGGTTTGCTTATTGCTTTGCCTTATGGCAATCAGGTACAAGCATCAATTCCAACCGATCAAACTTCTTTTGTAGTAGATAACCAAAACATGGCACCTGCGGTACAAGCCCAGGAGGAAGGAGGTGTTCCGGCTACACCGGAGAAAACCAATGTTGTGCAAGAAACTACAGGTAATTTCTTCTCTGATAATTGGGGCGCATTGCTGATGGGTTTACTTGGGTTTGCTGATGTGGTAGCAAGATTAACTCCAACAGAAAAGGATAATTCAATAGTGAATTTTCTGATGACCTTGTTCAATGCGATTATCCCAAACC